TGAATACCAAGCAAAGAATGGGACCATAACCCCCAACAAAGTAAATACATATAAGGAGATGTTCGATGAATAATGAAAAGGCGAATCACTATGTTATAGACTTGTTTGAGACGTTCAGTATTGAGAAGAACAAGCTGCTCGGAAAGGAATGGAGAGATGCACTTGCTAACTATGATGAAGAGGTAGTTAAGGAAGGTTGGAGCCAGATCGTTGCTGAATGTAGAACTCGCTACTTACCACCCCTCAAAGTTGTGTATGGTTTATTGAATAATGTCAGAAATTCACAGAGGAATGTTGTTATTTTAGATGACTTTACCGAAACACAGACACCACAAGACAGAAAGAACCAAGCAAGGTTTATTAAATTGATTCAATATACGATGTCAGAAATGAAGGCCGATCGAATGACTGAAGAAGAACACCTAAAGTTACACGCCAAATTCTTCAGAGAAATAGGGATGGATAAGGACGCTGATGACTTACTTCGAGTGGTAGCAGAAAACCAAGCTGCGTAAAATAAAAAGGCTACCTAAACATATAGCGAAGTCCAGGTAGCCTTATGAGGAGACAAGTAAATTTAATATTTGTCTAAGTAATTACTATTTAGTTTAAATTCCATACTTCCATAGTTTACTACTTCATAACACTCACTCAATACAAAATCAACATCATCTGAATTTTTAGATTGTTTCTGTTCTACATAGATGTTTGTGATTCTTTTCTTCAATGTATCTGTTTTACCTCCATAAGTGATAAATACTAAATTATATTTATCTTCATAAATAAAATCAAATCCGAGTATGTTATGTACTTGCCTACTATTTGTCTTTTTATATAAAATCATTTTATACCTCCCTTAAATTGAATGTTCTAACCATCTAAATTTAATTGGGTGTTCAACTTCTCCATCTTCTTCATTCCACACTTCCACATAAAAACCATAATCACATTTATTTTCTCTTAGTTTGTTTACATACTTTATACACTTATCAAATTCATTTAATTTGAATGAAGTATCTGAATTAAACATATCTCTTATTTTTTGAGATGCTTTTCTTCCACTTGCTAACATACCATCAAAATAAACCATATAATAAATATGTTCTTTGTCTAATAGTTTCATTTTATACCTCTTCTATTTCTAAATATCTTATGCTTATACCTTGAGACCAAGTTTCAATTACTTTAGACATTTGCTTTTGATTTAGCTTATATCTTTGTTTAATAAACCTAGAATGTTGTATCAAAAGATCATCTAATTCACTTGCAATATTTTCATAATACTTCATATACACCTTTCTCTATAAATGTTTCCAAAGCTATCTAATTCTAGTCCAAACTCATTAGATATTTCATCCTCAATTTCAAGAGCTAAATCATCATATTTATTATCAAATTCATCATGATCAATCGATAACTGGATATACTTTTTATGTTTTTTTAATAACTTAATTAATTTATTAGCTTTCATTTTATACCTCTTCTGTTTCTATTGCTTCTATTTCTATTGCTTTTATTACTCTTGACCACTCTTTTGATATACTTGGCATCTCAGTATCATTTGATTCTTTCTTGTATATTCTTCCAAACAAGTGAACTAACATATCATATCGATAATCCCTAGATTCATCATTGATGTAATTAGCTATCATTTTTATATAATAATCTGTTGATTTATCCATTTTATACCTCTTCTTTTTGTTTTTCTTTTTTATTAATACATGGCATACATAAAAAATCATCAGAACCATATAACTTTGGTGTTATTTCTCCATCTGTAGCCTCTTTATCAAATAGATACATACCACCATATATTTCATCTGAATTTTTATATGTGCCACAATCGGTACAACTAGATTGACATTCCTCGCATACTTCTTCTAGCTGCGATTGGTCCCTATGATTCCAATCTACTACTTCAATAAAGACTAGAAAGGAATCACACTCATCACATTTGTTTGTTGATATATCGCCTCCTATTTGCATTTAATCCCTCTTCTTTCTTTTTAAGCTATAGTAGGCCTTACTTACTAATGGATTGCCACACATACGACCAAATAAAGCCTTTCTACGCTCTTCTCTGGTCTCTTCTTCATCTAGTTTTAAATGGTATTCTTTTATTTTGCTCATTTTATGCCTTTTTTATTTGTTGAAAGTCAAATTGTTTATAATCCCATCTTCTAGCTTTATAATTCTTATTATCCATCTCTCTGCCAAACCCTGGTTTATTATCCCATTCTATAGCCTCGATATAATCATCTATTGTTAGCCACTTGTAATAACTTTTTTCAATCCATTCATCAGCGTTGCTAAAATGGTAGATGATTCCGTTTACATCTGAAAGAAATACATGAAAAAAGTTTCCACCACTTCCATGTGTTTGAACTTCATCTATCATATCTTCTATATCATGGAATGATAAAAAGTTATATATGATCATTGGCTCTTTTTTAAATCCCCCTGGTATTAAAAAATCCACTAATTGTTTTATAAATGATTTATTTTTATTTATTATCATTTTACTTGCCTCTCTCGTTGGTTTAATAAACTTGTATTCTTCCATTGATTACGATCTTCTTTTAAATCAATGATCCTTAATTGCTGCAGACTTAGTATTAATCCACAGATTAAAATAATTTCTAGGTGCATTATTGAGCCTCCATTTTATAACTTTTTCTTATTAATATTTTTCTACCTAATGTTTTATCAATATTAAATCCAAACCATTTTTTAAAAATCTTTATTTCAAAATCAAACCAAAAATGATGTTTAAACATTGGATTGAAAGTATCTGAAGGCATCTCAGATTTATTAATCCAAAAACCTAGAACAATATTTAATCTTTTATGTTTTCCATATTGAAAACTCCATCTCTTAGATTTTAATCTTAATAATCTTATTTTTTCTTTTGTTGCTTTTTTCATTGTTTACGCTCCTATCTTGCTTAAAAATTCATTAATCAATTTGTCTAATTGTATTTTCATTTCTTCATAATCTTTTGAAGTTGAAATAACTACATCAGCTTTCTTTTCATAATCTCTGACTAATTGATAAGGTGCTTGTTTTCCTATTGGGTTGTAACCCGTTGAAATAATAAATGTCTGATTATTATTTTCTAGTTCATAGTAATCACAAGTCCAACCATAAACGCCTTTAGAATATGCAAAAGCATTTTTAAATTTTAATAATCTTTGTAGGTTGCAATACCCTACAGATATTAGATTATCTTCATGTGTATTGTTTCTGATTTGCTTTTTAGTTGCTAGTAGTTTCATGTTATTTGCCTCCGTTGGTTAAATTATTTATAAGAGAATCAGTCTTATATATCAAATTCCCGTTAGTATGGTTTTTATAGGTAGTGCTATTACTATGATATAAAGAACCCACAGGAAAAATAATTATATGAAACCAATTTAAATCTTGGTGTTCATCGTATTCTGTGCAAACATTGTAATAAATACCTCCTACATCATAACTAATTACCTCTAAATGTTTTATAGTGGACTTTACTTGCTCAATTGAGATACAACTTGCATAGCTTAGCTCTTGTATATCCTTCATTCTACTTTCCCCCTATAAAAAGAGTTCTATTTCTATAAATACGATTGTTTTCACTATCAATAAAAGGCGCTATATCATCTAAATGAACTCTAGCCTCTTCTAAAGCAGTTAATAAATTCTCTTGTGATGCTATGCCCTCTATTTTTAGTTGCTCATCGTCGTATTCTTCCCACTCTAAATTATAGAATATATCAGATTTTATAAGGGATTCTATCTCTCCTAGTAAACGAATAACTTTTCTTATTGCGTATTTCATATTGCCTCCTCAAGCGTATGATTGTTTGTGATTATTTACACCCTTAACTTACTAACAAAAGTAAGGCAGACAATGAAATATTTGTAATGATATGTAATAGAATGTAATAGAGGCGAGGCATTGGATTATAAAGTATTGGATAATATATTCCAGGATAAGTGCAGCAATAAATAGATATAAAAGGGACGGACGGAATAGAATTGATTTAATTAATTATAAGGTGTTGCAACATCGTGCGACATATTAACGAGGGCAGACCACCCCCCCCCATACCAACGACGACGGAGAGCGAGGGGTATGTATGTTGTCACCCGTACAAATTTCTGAGCAAATCAAGACTTCTTTAAATTCCACAATAACAAGGATTACTACTTTTATATAACATATTTCATTACATATATTCCAACCGATTTGAAAGACGCACACCGTAAAAAATCAACAAAGGAGATG